CTTTCAGCAACGCTAGCTATTAAGCCTTCAGTTGACGGTGATTTAGTCACTTTTGTGGCTAAATTTGCCTATGGCGTTGCTGATTTGGCACCTTGCGTTCTCGATGTCCATCCTGTTGCTGATTCTTGTGTGATACCTGTTGATTCACACACTTCTTTGACGCTAGAAAACAAGACTGTTGCTAGCGTTCTTGCCGGTTTACAGATGCACATCGTCAACGGTTCGATTGCTGACGCTCCTATGGTTGACTATCAGATCCAGCGGGTTTTGTGTAGTTCCACCGATCGTGATCTTGCGGTCAGCGCTCGTGCCGTTTCTAGCATACGCTCGTTCTTTGCTTCGCGTGTCAAATTGTCACCTCACGTTTCCATTCCTGTTGTTGTCCCCTTTACTCAGCCTACCGATCCTTCCCTGGTTATTCGACGTCATGTTGATGTTATCCGTGAGCCACGTGCAGATGTTACTTTTGCTCTTGACGGGTTGTTTCCTGCTTTGAATGTTCCACCTTCGCTGAATGTGCATGACACTAATGCTCTATTAGCTGCCATTTCGCGTCGTGGTGCACCCGTTAAGACTGTGGAACCTGGCTTATGGATGTCCGCGGCTCGTTTCTTTTGGGATGTCCTGACCTATAATCAACCTGTTGTTGATAATCGTTTGGACGTTGTTCCCTATGACGAGTGGATCGAGCAGATTAAGAAACCCGAGTCTTTTAAGAAGATATTGCGTGCCACACTATTCGATGTTAGGTCTGGTCATTTTCCTAAGCGATGGCAAGAATATTCTTTGTTTTTGAAGCGTCAGAAGAATCCTACTGACTTTTTTGATGTTAGTGTTGACCGTATTATTGAGCAAATGTCCCATTTGCAATATTTGCTTGCTGGTCGTGGTCGTGATGCTCTTGCTACCCGTTTGCAGCAGATGTTTATCTGTCGTAATATGGTTTATCCTTCTCATCTTGATTCTTCTCAGCTTGGCTCTGTGTTTTCTCATCTTGTTGCTTCTTTATCATTGATGTTTGCCATAGAAATTGATTGTTCTGCTTTCGATGGCCACGTTCATATTGAAGCACAACGTGCTGAATTGTGGGTTTATTCGCATTTTACCTTTGAGGATTTTTCTTTGTTTTCAAAGATGATTGCGTCACAACAACATACTGTCGCGTCTGGCGTCAAACTTGGCGCCAGTTTTTCTGTTGATGGTACACGACAGTCCGGAGTTCACAACACGTCATTGGGCAATACACTACTCTCCCTGATTGCATATACTTATGCAATACGCGAATCTGTGCCGGGGTTGCGCTCTGTTAGCGCAATGGTCGAGTTCTGCTCTCATAGTGCCATGTTTCAAAATGGCGATGACTGTCTCATTCTCCTCCCGGGTGGTGTTTTTGTTGATCGCGAGCGTTTTTTGAACGTTGTTGCTTCTTTAGGCTTTGTGCCTAAGCCCATTTTTCATGACGAGTTGTCGCGGGTGACTTTTTCCAGTGGCCATTTTGTTCCTTTTCAAAACACGCATGTGTTTTGTGTTAAATGTGGCCGTCTTTTGGCTAAATTCGGTTATTTTCTTGATTGCCCAAAGACTTTGGCTGGTCGCCGTGGCATCATGATGGGGATGTTGCATTCCCTTCATGATGTTGTGGTTCACCATCCTTTGCTCGGCCGCATTTGTGCTGTTGTATGGGACCGTCTGACCGCTGGTGTTTTTGACGCACGACAAGTCGAGGCTGAAATTGCACGCCATGCGTACTCTATCGCTCGGGTTACTCGTGTTTGTGAGTCCATTAGCTTTACTTATTGCGCCGATGTAGCTGCAGAAGGTTGGTTCGCTTCCGTTTATGGTGTTAGTGCTGCTAACCTTTATCAGCTTTGGTTGGTTTATCCCGACCTCGTCGTTGCGCATTGTTTAGCTGTTGAGTCCGCCTAGCTGCAATTGTGTCATTGAGGGCGGTAATAATTGTTTATCCCACTTCGTTTTGCTCGTTTTTATTAATGAAGACTAAGAAGAAAAATGTTCCTGCTCGTCGCCCTGTACCTTCAGTACGCAAGAATCCACCTACTTTGCTTGATCGTCAGGGTGCTTTACTTACTGCTAACGCTTTGCCGCAACAATCGGAAATCCATATGAAGTATGGAGAACCTCCTAGGACCACTTTGAACTTATCTGCTGATGAATCTGCATTTGTTAATTGTCGTTGTGATCCTTTTGGTCAGGACGCCGGTGGTTATGCCATGATTGGTGCTAAGATACCCGACGCCTATTCAGGTCGTTCTATCGTTTTGTCGTATTATGCAGAGACCATGTTGAGCTTTTCTGCCAAATCATTTGTTCACGTGGCTGTGCCGATCCCAACCTTAGTACACCATGTTATGGAATATGGTGCGCCTGTCGATGAGACTTCCACTACGTTGTTTACTGCCACTACTCAATTAACTTCAACTTCAAATGCTATTTTGAATGTGTTATTGCAGCCCGGCATACAATATCGTGTGGTCGGTGCAGGACTTAGACTTACACCTCAGGGTGCTGTCATGTACACGTCTGGAACCATTTATGCTGGTTATGGTCGTCAATATTTCCGTGACGGTGCAGCGTCCTATCTGTCTAATGCTGACATGTGGAAGATGCGTACTGGGCAATCTTATCCTGTGTCGTCTGGTTGTACTATTCGTGGTACGACTGATGACACTGCCCAGAATTTCTATACGCTTGGTGCTGATACTTATCATAGTAGTGGTGCACAAGAAGTTTTCATGATGCCTTATGCTTACATCACTGGCTGTGGTTCTTCCACGTATATTTCCGCTCAGGCTGTTGTTCATCTCGAAGTTATAATGCCACCTCGTGTTTTACCATTTCCTATGACTATGTCGCCTGTTTCGCAGCGTTATCCCATGCTTCAGGCCTTCTGCTCCGCAGCGCCAATGGTCACCTCCGCTAATTCTTTCAAGAGTGTTGCACGTGCCATTGGTACCTGGGTCAATAAGCATGGTGGTTGGTCGCGTATCCTCGACATGGGTATTACTACCTTTGCCGACATCGCTGCCTTCCTTTGAGCTACCTTCCTCTCTTCTTGTTTTCTTTCCTTGTTTAGCTTTCTTTTTGGGGTTGTGTTACCGTTCCTTCAATGACATCGGTTTTTCGGCTTTTGGGGTTTTTGTGGCACTCACGTTATCGCTTATGCCTTGAGCGGCCCGCCGTGTTGTGTCCTGTTGTGATATTGACAATCAAGGAACCCGTGTTGTTAGCTCGGCGGTTATCTCGAACTTACGCCCACGCTGCTTGCGGCGTGACCCATATAATTGGG